TTCTTGCGTACTTACTTCAGGTTGTCCAGTTGCTTCTGGAGCTGTTTCAGTATTTCCTTCATTACCACTAGTAAAAGCACTTGATACTGCATCAGAGCCCTCTGAACCAAATACAGCTTCTTCCAAAGAAGCATATTGCTGTTGTTCGGCACTTTCTTGAGGGGTGTCTGTTTGTTGTATATTATCTTGTGTCATTTATTTCTTTCTCCTTTTAGCTGCCTCTAATCCACCAGAAGAGGGTGAGCTGGTTTTTGATACCGCATCTGTAATTTGCGATTTTATAGTGGATAAGTTGTCATCGAGTCGTTTTTCATATAAAGTCCCAGCCATTTTAGCTTTATTGCTAACACCACCAAGGTCTCCTTTGAATTTCTCAACTTCAACTTTCTTTCTAAGATTGACAGCTTCTCTATCTCTTGTCTGCAAGTCGCCTTTAAGCTTTTTAATTTGCTCTCCAGCTTGTTCTAATTGTCCTTGCAGTTTTGCTATCATATCAGTTCTTTCCATTACACCTTCCATATCGAATACTTCGGTCTTCTTAAGAACTTCTTGTCTATCTATAATGCCTTTTTGATATGCGTCCATATAGAACTCAAGTTCTGCATATCTATTACTTGGCATTGTAGAGCCAGTTACTACTATTATATCATACTTTCCTATAGTAATATCATTTATTAGTTTTATTTCACCAGTTTTATCATCTACTAGTTTTTTATTAATCACGTATTCACTCAATGAGTTATTAGGATTAACTATTCTAAAAATCTTTTCAGTTTTATATAACTGTTGTATTAAAGGAATAGCCACTTGAGCAACCCTAGTTAAAGCAGCTTCAATATCAGCCAATTTAGATTTCATCTTTCTTTGGCCAAATTCATCTATACTTATAGTAGCTTTATATGTAGCAGGAGCACTTTGCGAATTACCCATCATCATCTCATATAAACCTAAAGCATGGTCAATATCATTTTTAGCTGTTTGCTCATTTTGATATAATTCATTTGGGAGGGGAGTGGGCTGAACTGGCATAGGAGCGCCGTCAGTAGGGTCGTAAGGTATAGCTACTCCAGGTTGAGCCCACTTTTCTTCGAAATCTTTCATATCAACACTGCCTTCAGGAACCAATATCTTAGTATTAGTACTTGTAGTAGCATGAGCTATTATCAAAGAGCGTGTTTTATTTATATACTCCTGTAATCCTTTAATCATTCTAACGTCAGAGACAGGGTAAGGAGTTCTTGTATGAACATTAACCATAGGAATTATAGGATACTTATCTAAAGGAAGTACCCTTGAGTACAATTCTGTTTCTCCTATAATTACACATTGTTTAACTTTCTTACTAGTAATCTTAACAACTTCTATCATTTTCTTCATCATTAAGTCAGCATAAGTAATTTCTTCAAATTCTATTTGAGGCACTTCGTCTTCAGCTAAAGCTCTAGCCTCATCATCATTATACCCTGCATAAGAAAGTTCTTGTATTTTCTGTTCTACAGCTTGTTGTCTTTGTTGCTGCAATTGAGCGTATAAACTATTAGCTTTTTCAGAATCAGTTATAATTTGCCCTTGCATTATCCATGCAGGTCTTTGTGCATAAATTTCATACTGGTCTTCAGCTAACAACTCTTCTTTACCAGAAAAAGTTTCATAAGTTCTAAACTCAGTTACATCAACCTTGTAATATCTTTCATATCCCCTAACATATTCTTGATTATTAACTCTTCCAACATCTTCTGGGAAAGTTACTTCACCATCATCTTCTCTTTCTGTCCAAGGAGCATTAAAATCTACTTTGTTCCCAGAATCAGATTGAGCATTATCAATAGCTTTGCTATATAAAGGATATAATTGCTTTGCTTGGTCTTTAGTAAATAATTTTGATATAATTATATTTTCAGCATCGTCAAAAAGCTTATGTCGACTATTAGGGTCAACATATACATCTAATGGGTCTACATCATGAAAACAAACTTCACCTTTTCCCATATCTTTAGAAGGGTCTTGATACACTTGTATAAAGCCCATACCCATAGTATAATAATCATCAACTGCTTGACGAATAACACCTCTTCCATCAGATATGTCGTACATATAAGTAAGAAGAGCGCTCATAACTTGAGCTACCTTATTATCAGAATCTTCTCTTGGAGCGCATCTAAAAGAAGGTCTATTAGCTGTTAGCATTGCTTTAGCAGACTCAACTGCAGGATGAACTCTGTTAATAACTATAGGAGCTTGACCTCTGCTTTCTAATGCTTTTCTTTGTTCGGCAGTCCATTGCTTGCCTAATCTAAATTCTTTATCTTCTTTTGCTTGAAGTGCCCAATTATCTCTTTTGCTAGAGTAATCGTCAAAAAGCTGAAGAGTTTCGTCAACTATGTCTTTTTTATTATTATCCATCATCTTAATTTACGCATTACATTGTCATCCAATCAAGGTTTTTCTTTGGATTTCTCCATTCTTCATCAGATAATTTCTCAAACTCCTTTACTCTGCAGGGTTTTGCTCCATCTAAAGCAGTCCAAATAGCATCCATTATATCATCATGCTTTCCTTTTGGATATGACAAAAACTCTTGTTGAGCTTTTATATCTTCTGCCCTAAAGTAAAAAGTCCCTTTGGCAAACAATGGTACTAGCGATAATAACCTTTCCGATTTACTATTTCTTGGTTTAACACCAGATTCTAATCCTGGTATATATAAGTTCTCTTCTCTCATTAATTCTCTTACTGCAGTTCTTAAAGCTTCTTGATAACCAACAGTTTCAACCTTAACTCTTCTAGGTCTAAACTTTTTATATGTATTAATTATCTTTTGAGGCTGTTCTGCTGGGGATATTCTATCTCTATAAATGTCTACAACATATTTATTATTATCGGAATCAATGGCGATAGTAGCAATAACAAAATAGTCAGCCCTAGCAGACAAAGAACTTGCAGGGTCCACCCCAGTATACAGTTCAACAGGCTTGATTTCTTCATTTTCTAATCCTTTATTTTTAATTAGCAAATTTTGTCCTTGTTTGCGCTCATAATCATAATGATGAATCTTAATCCAATCTGGTTGAAATGGAGCATCATCAGGAGATTGAGCTATATTCATGTATTCCTGATAGAATCCATTGATATTCCCTACGGACGAAAACTCGTCCTTTATGGCCAATATCCTGTCTCTTGGAAATCTTTCAGGCCAAATACTCTTTTCATCTTCATCCCATATAGAAAACCATAATACGTTCCATGCGCTAGATTCTTTTGCCCAACATAAAAAGCAGTCTTCTGATATAACCGTGCCTATCATGGCAATTCTGCCTTCATCTGACAAACTTGGAATAACTGCTTCTGTCATCCACTTTCTATTTTTAGCTCTAGCTTCAGGTGTATAAGCATTTAACTCTGATTCAAAGTCATCTACTATAATTAAGTTAGGACGGGTATCTCCTTCAATAAAACCCCTAACTCTTTGTCCAGTACCAACTGCTATCATTCTAGTTCCATTAGCAAGTACAATATCAGTATGAGTCCATCTTCTAGCAGTATTGGGTCCTAAATCTCCAAATATTTGTCTAAATTTATCAGAATGAGTCAAATGATATTTAATCCTCGATAAAAAGTTAATAGACTGAGCTTGTGACTCTGATACTATAACTATAAATAATTCATCTGTACTAGACTTAAATGCCGCTTTCCATAAAGGGAATATAAGCGTAGTAACAGTTGATTTAGCTGTTCCACGAGGAGCGGCTATTAAAACCCTGCGTTTTTCATCATTTGATAAATTTGCATAAACCTCATTATGAAAGGGGGGTGTAGCCTTCTTAAGAGCTGTGGGAAAGCAGTGCTTCCCGAATAAAGCCATGTTGTTACGTAGTTTTTTAAGAGCTTGTAACTGCTCATATTTTTCTTCGTAATCCACTATCTATTACTTAATTTTTTAGCTCTCTCTTTACTGCAATTGCAATTCCATTTTCTTAGAGCTTTATTTATCCTGCTATTAGGGTCGTTAGCTGTTTTAGCTCCAGTCAATCTACGTTTCATTCCACACATCCTAGCGCAAAAACTACTTCTTCTTGATTTTGCTTTTCCTTTAGGATTCTTTTGAGTAACAGGGGCTTTAAGAGTCCCACCTTTGTAAGATGCTCTCCCTTTAGCGTTCAATCCTCCACTAGGGCTTTTACCTTCTTTCCTTTGCCATGCTGGTGAACTTGCCATTATTTCTTCTTTTTCTTCTTTTTTACTGGTTTTTTCTTAGCTGTCTTTTTAGGTCTTCCAACTTTAGACCCATATGTACCTTTTCCGTATGGCATTATTTCTCCTCTGTAGTTGTAGTTCTTGTTGCAATAAGCTTATCCTCTTCTTCTCTAAGCTCATCTATTAGTTTGACATTACTAGTAGCCTCTATTTGTTCTACAGTCTTAACAAGATGCTTTTCTTTCATACCATGCATATCCTGAAGATTATCAACAGCTCTCATTAGATTAGTAACATCTCCCTTATCTTTGGCTTTTTTAATAGTCTCTTCAAGTAATTCTAAGGTATAAGCCTCAGTTAAGCCGTGCTCTTGAAGTAACTTCTGTAATTCTTCTCTTACCATATCTTTGAATTTCTCCTTCTTCATTCTTCTCTTCCACATGATTTTAGTGCTATCACTTGGATTATCTAGAACGTGATTGATTGTTTTATCGTAGTCCATAGTCTGTGCATAGACCATTGCTAGGTTTTTCATCTTTTGACCACCTGACAACACTTCCCAATGAGTTTTGCCAGAAATTGTATTATTTGCTTTCCTACCCGATGCATTAAGCTTAACGGAAGTATAACGAGGATTATAAAAAGTATAACCATAGGGAAGCCTAATATAAACACTAGTAGGCTTATAGGTAGACTTGCTGATGACTTTAGCCACGTATTTATCATCGGATATGGCGTAATCTCCTTCTTCAGCTTCTCTCCATGCTTTATATTTGATTTTTTTGTCATCTGCTTCTTCTTTCCTATATATCTTGTAAGCAGTAGGTTTTTTGTCACCTTTATGGTGAATATCTATAGTATACATTATTTAAAAAGCTTCAGAGCCTTGTTCTGATAATACATTATCCATCATTACCTGTTCTTTTATAAAATCATAATATTCAGGGTCATCTTCGTATGATTTACCTCTCCATGAAGAAATAAACTTATCTATGTTCTTTTCTCCGCCAGCTCTCTTTAACTCAGATGCAATAAGCTTTTTAGCAACAGATTCATACAAACCTTTATCTTTATCTGTAAAATCTCCAGCACCACCATACTCATATCTAGTATGATACCCTTCTTTTAAAGGCTCTTTACCGTAATGTAAGAACTTTTGAGCTTGAGGTAAGAACTTTGACTCAATCCATTCCATTTCTTCAGGGCTAGCACCTATATCAGCTCCTCCTCTAGCAACATTAGCCAACATAGAGCCTTTGCCTCCAGTTAATTGCACTGGCCCATAAGCACTAGAACCACCTTCTGGAGCATGCTTAGTCCTAATCCAAGGACTATAACCTTCTTTTCCTAAGAATCCTTGATGCTCTGCGCCCATAATCGCGTCATAAAGTTTATTAATATCCACTACTGAACGCCTTCCCAAGGACTTTTATACATATATTCACCAGGAGCTCCTCCTCCTTGTCCTTGACTTGCAGATAATGCTTTTCCTAAACCTCCAAGAAGCCCTGACATAGCTCCTTTTCCTGTGCCAAATTTACTCATAAAACCGCCTTCTTTGCCAAATAACCCTTTGCCCTTATCAATCATTTTGCCAAAGTTCTCATTTATTATCGGATTACC